TCAAAATCAGTTAACGTTCCACCGTATCCAGCAAGTACATTACCTCTTGATTGTATAGCAGAAAATAAACCTTGAGTTCCTTTAGCAGCAACTGTAGGGTTAGCACCACCAAATCCAGGTATTGCAGCTTGATTAACAACAAAACCAGAACCAGCCGTAGCTAATTGACCTTCAACCATACTCATTTCTAAGTAATCTTCAAATCTTAATCTAGTTTCACCTTCAGCTTTCAAGTACCATAAGAATCCTGATGTTCCGTCTTCAGCAGCAACTTCAACCCAACCGATTTGAGCAGTATCAGATCCATTAATTTGATAATTGGATTTAATAATGATAGGTGAGTTAGCATATTGCGTAAAAGAAGGAGTGATGTTCTCAGTAGAACCAGCAGTACCTTTAGCAAATTCAGAACCATATACAAATAGTTTTAGTCCAGTAGCTGATAAACCAGCAAGGTTAGCAGCAACGTAAGGATAAACTGTAGCAGTTTGGTTCCCTGTTTGAGCAGCACCATTTCCTACGATAGCATGTACAGTAGCAGATGGATTAGCTGGATCCATAATTACAACAGTCATGTTAGGTGCTAATACGTTTGCAACGCCAGCAGGTAACGTGATTGTTTGATTTTGATTACAAGCAACGTTATCATACGCGATGTGTAATCTATTTTGTTCAGACCAAATTACTTGATCAGAAGTCATTGGCATTTCAGCACCAACCATTCTTAAGAAACCAGAGATAGTACGGTTACCGTATCTTTCTACTTCAGCTTCATAAATTTCAGGAAGGTATTGTTGTGCGAATGTTCCTCCACCAGCAGCGCCGTTGAAGTTTAAGTAGTTGTTAGCCAAAGTCTGTTGTGACTGTGAAGGCACTAAACTACCAAATTGAGGAGTTAATATTCCCATAATTGTTAATTTTAATTGTTAAATTTACGTGTTTTTATTTTAAGTCCACGAGAATCAGAACCACTAACAGCTTTTACTTTAAACCCTCCAACAAAAACATCTCCTGTAGGTTGTGGCCTAGATTCGTTACTAATGTTTTTAGATTTAGACACCACATCTTTAACAGCGTCGGCCTTGCCTTGCTCATAAAAATGTTGCGCTATAGTATCAGCGTTTCTAGCAGCGTATATTGCTTTATGATATCCTTCATGGTCTTTAACTGCTCCGTCATTATCCAAAAACTTTTGAACAAACGTAGAAATATTTGACTGGGATTCAGCAACTTCATTTGGATTTTTAACATTATATCTAAAATTTTTGTCTCCAACTTTGAAATCAAAACCTTTGAAATCATCGGAGAGGTATTCTTTAGTTTTAGTTTTAAAGTCCTCGTGTTGTTGTGAAGCAATTTGCTGATCTTCGTTATATCGATTAAAAAAATCCATAGCTTTTTTCTGTTCTTGGGTAACGCCCGGTCTCAACTTGATTTCGTCGTAATATTTACCTTTTAAATCTTCTAAATAACTATGAGCTTTTGCAACCTCTTCTTTGAAAGCAAGTTTTTTCTTTCGGACGTCTCGCTCATCGTCCACTTCTTCATCATATTCAAAATTATCTTCCATGATGAAACCTATTTCCTCATCATTAAGATGTGGTTTAGCTTTTTTATAATATTCTTTTAGCAAAGCGCTACCGTCTACACTAGAATAGTCAGCGTTTAATCTAACATAATCTTCTACGGTGCCACCTGTATCTTCCATAAAATCAACAAGTTTTTCTATATTTTCAGGTAATTTTTTACCTAAAACTTTTTCATCTCTTATTGCTTCTTTTACTTCTGCCTTTACTTGTTTAACTTCTTTTTCGTCTATTTCTTGGATTTGTTTAAACTCTTCAGTAGCTTCGCTGGACTCATGTATTTGTTTGTCCATTTTAACGCTATCTCCGGTTTGTTCTTCCACAACCATTTCCTTTGTTTCTCCGATTTGAACGGCATCTTCTTTTGGTTTTTTTGTTAAATCTACTTTTGTAACAGTAGATGGTTCATTTTTTGTTGTTGATCCTGTTTTTAAATCAACTTTGTAATCTGCTTTTGTTTCTGTTTTAACCTCACCACTTTTTTCAATAGGGTTTTCAGCTATAACTTCATCGTTTGTTTTTGTTTCTGACATAATATAATAATATAAAATTAATAAATAATACTACTTAAAGACCAAAGCCATTTAAGTTTATTCCACCCAGACTATCATTACCTGATTCAAAATCTACAGGGCCTGAGTCATTGTTTCTTTGTGCAATCATTTCACTTTGTTGTGTTGCTTGCATTTTTGTTCTTTTATCTTTACGATCTTCTATTTCTGTTTCCTTAGCGCTCATATATCCTTTTTCCATTTGAGCTAATTGTTTTTGGTATTGAAACTCTATCTCCATTAACTCTTTTTTTATTTGAGCTTCTTTTTCAATTTTTTGTATTTCAAAACCAGCTTTACCTTGTTCAATTTGTAATTTTGAAGCTGCCATAGCCTCGTGCTTTTGAACTTCATATAAAGCAGATGCCTCTTGAGCCTGTATATTAGCTTGTGATTGAGCAGCTATATTTTGCTGCGCAATCTCTTGATCCATTTTTTGTTTAGCTTTACGTTTAACTTTTAGCATTTGATTAGCTAATTTCAAGTTTTTAATTTGTCTTATATCAATAGCATCTTCTAAAAATATTTGACCTGACTGTAAAGCTACTTGTATATTTTCTTCTAATTTAGCTATTTCTTCATCGTCTGGCTCTAGTTCAAGATATATACCAAATTCAAACAAGTTTAAATTAGACATTTCTTCTAACGTACCTACGTTAAAATTACTAACAGATTTCTTTAAAGTATCTGCTAACAAATCAAACTCTAACATATCAGCTATTCTAAGTGATACGTTTTCTGCTGCTTTTACAGTTAAGTACAAACACGCTTGTAATATATGACGTGTAGCTGTATTGCTATTAGCTGCGGCCATTTTTTGTATACCAACTAAAGCATCTTTATCAGGTGTGCTACCATCTCTAGCTTCATTTAGTCCTGTGACGTCACGTATCATCTGAAGATAGTATTGATATGTACCTATAAGTGATTGTATTTTACCATTAGCGCTTGAGGTTTGAAGTTCTTGAATTGGCACTTTACCTCTATTAGGGTCACCATCTTGTGTTAAAGATCTACCAACAATAGAACCTGTTTGGAAATACATGTTAAGCGCTTCTTGAGGATTGTAATTTGTGCCATTTCCTAAATCAACTTCAGCTAAACCATCAACATCTACAAACACACCATCAGGAACCATTCTTGCTATAACTTGTTGTAGTTTTAAATGCGTTAATTGAATCATATCAGCAAAACCTGTTATTCTACCTACTAAAGACTCTATACGTCCTCTATACATTCTAGGAGCACATATTTGATAATTCATATTTACCTTGGTCATGTTAGAAAAAGGTCTTGTCATGTTCTGTGAAACTTCCCATGACAACATGTTATCAATACCTAGCACTTTAGCTCCACTATATAAGACTTCTATAGATCTTGATACTCTTTCAAAGTTGTCATTAGGTGGAGGGTTAAAAAAATCTGTTTTTTCTAAAGCTTTTTCTAAACCTTGATCTGTGTATTTAATTTTAAATACTTGATTACTATAGGTTTTATATTCAAAAAACAAAACAGCAACCATATCTGGAGACTCATTCCAGTTCCTAAGATAATTTTGAGTGCCTGGAAATTTTTCAATTCTTTTTAATTCATCAGGTGTTAATTCTGGGAATTGTTTTTGTAAGTCAGACAAATGTATCATTTTAACCTCACCTACATAATAAAGATCTTGAAAATTAGGATCATCAGTATAAGAATATACTAAATTAGCTGGATCAACATACTCTACAGTTATACCGTTGGATCTATTAAAATTAGTTTTTACAGCTCCAATACCTAACACAACTAAATCTTGTAACATTCTTTTTTTAGTCTGTATGTATTTATTTTGAGCCATCACGTTTGATATAGCTTCTTCTTCTGCTATTTCAATTGACTGCTTGTAACTAAGCTGCATGTGTAAACTTAACTCTTCTTTGTTTTCAGGTAAATTTTCAGGAGAGGAAGTAGACCATAGATTCATGCCGATCTCTTTCTCTGCTTTTTGTAAAAATGATCTAGCTTGTATATCTCTTAATAAACCTTCAGCGTAATTAGTTCTTTTCTTTTGAGATTCTGGATCTTGAGCATAAGCTTTTACATCATAGTCTCTTTGAGACATGCCATTTACAACTATATCAACAAACTTAGGTATAATAGGTACAGGTTTCCAATCTAAATTAAGATAAGATAAATCGCCGTTAATAGATAATTCATCTTTGTATTTTTGTATAGACTGTTCTCCTCTAGAGTATAATCTTAAATTATGGAAATTAGCAAAATTCATAGAGAACCTATCACCGCCTCTATTACTTCTGAACCACTCATACTCTATAGCTCTACCTACACGAGTACCGTACTCTAAGCTCATTTTCTCTGCATCAGGTACTACCTGACTAGGAAAACCACTGTTATAATTACCTTGAATCATTTATTTTATTATTTTAGAAAAATCTCCTTTATTGTTATATTTTGAAAAACCTAAAGAAACTTTTTCTCTAATTATTTCATTTATTGGTCTATATTTATTTTTATTACATGCCATAATAGCAAGTCCCGAGCTAATAGAGGCATCATGCTTGGTTCTATTATTTATATCAAATTGAGCCCAGTCTTCTAGCGTTCTTTGAAAATACATGCTACCAAATCTTTCACCTAAATCACCAACGTAATCTTCTATGTAAGTTTCTATAGCAGCAGCGTGAGCTTGCTTAATATCTTCGCTTGAATTAGGTATACCACCTATTTCTCTTTCTGTTATTGATAACTTTATTTTATCTGGTCTATTCATAGAAAAATTTCTATAACCTCTACGTTTTAAATAGTATAATAATCTAGGTTTATTGTTTTCTGCTAGTATTGGCATACCGTAAAAATGCAAAGCCATTAAAACATCTTCAAAAAACATTTCAGCAGTTTGTGGTCTAGCTATATATTCTAAAAAAAAGTTATTAGAAGGCGCTTCGTCCATGCTAAATTTAGTTAAACCATGTAAAGATCCGTTAGAACCTTTACCGTCTACTGTACCTGATATATCATAGCTATCACAACCAAAAGCTCCTATGTGCTCGTTGGCAGGGTATTTCATGTTATGCTTTACAAATATTTGGTTTTGTAAATGAACAGGTGGAACCCATGATACTTTAAATCTACCGTTTTTGTTTGGCACAAATATAACTTTAGTATCTTGAACTCCATCTTCCCAATGAAAACTACCAGTTGTAACAACTGAATTTCTTTCTAGGTCTTCATTATAATCTATTTGTTGATAAATCTTTGTTAAATTAAATAAAGACATTTTAGACTCGTCTCTAAAAGCGTGTTTTGTTGTACGCGGAAACTGTCTATAGAATTCATTTAATCCATCTTGATCTTGCTTAAGACCTTCTACCTCATTCTCCCAGTATTCAATAACCCCAATTTTGATTGGTGTTCCATGAGGTCCATACACTTTTTTTGATGGCGTGTCGAAGACAGGGTAGCCATAAGAATCAATGTATCCCTCGTAATTCCATTCCATAGGAATGAACAAAGAATAGAGTCCTGAACGTGTTTGTCCATTAGCGTTTCTTTTTGTAACGTCTGAGTCATCGTATAGTTTTTTAAAATTTCTACCACCTTTATCTAAAGCATTTGACGTACTTCCCATCATACACTTACCTATAATTCTAGAACCTAACCTTAATGTTGTCTTGGTAACACGCCAGTTATTTTGTATATCATTAGGTCTTTCCCATTTACCACTCTCATCATGCACTAACAATCTCAGTTTCTCACCATCATAAGCATTGTCTCCAGTGTTTTTCCAATCAATAGTTGTGTCAAGTCCAGTAAGTTCTTCGTTTTTTTCTGTAGACACTATAGACCTTCTTGTAAACTTAGAAGCTGGCACACGATATGCTAATTCTGTCTTTGGTCTATCCATACCATCTTGTATTGGTTTGAAAAAGAAAGGATAGTTAACTGATATTGGCACTACCTTATCTGTAAACATTTTTTTAGCATCAGCACCTGACTTTGATAATATACCAAAACGCGCATCAGTTGATATTGTAGCCATGTTAACAGTTTCTCCAGACGCCATAAATGAAAATCCAGATCGTCTGTTTTTTAAATAACACATGCCATAACTTCTGTCGTCTGCTCTGCAAGCTTCCCAAAATATAAAAAATAATCTATTTGATTCTCTAAAATCTGGCTGACCAACATCAATTTTTGACCACTGTAAATACATGTAATGAGTACCTGTTAAATATATAGGTTTATCTTTATTTATATACCAAAAACCTTCTTCACGTCTTTTGAACTCAAGATCAATATAATCATACCATTTTTCTTTAAACTCTTCTGGATATTCTCTCCAATCAAAAACTGTTTTTATTCTACTTAATACTTTAGGATAATCAAATCTAGTCCATCTATTTTTTTCAAACTTATAAACGTTTTCTGCTAAAGGTAAAGCTATTTTAAGATTTTGTATTTCATAAATCTCTCCAATTTTACCTGTCCTAGATATAACAACCATATCATGATCTTCATTATATCCGTATTCCCATTTGCTATACCTATTCATTCTTTTAAGAACTTTAGGCTTAACATGATCAGGTAGTACTTTATATAAATTTTGTTTATACATTATTTAGACCTCCCTTCAGCAAAACCACGAAACGTAGTTTCTTTTTTAACTTCTTTAGGTTTTTCATCAAGCATATCTTGCTCTTCTTTAATTCTAGTTAAAATTTCAAAAGCATCAAATATAGCTAACTTTTTTGTAGCAGCTGCATTTTTAAGTCTATCAGCAGTGATATCATCTTCGCCGTCAACAATAGGTTCTTTAGCTACTTTTATTAATTCATCTACGGCTACTTGCCCAGCTAGAATTATATTTAATTTGGTCTTCTTTGTGTTCATATTTAATTACAATATCATTAGATTTCATACAGTATAACAACTCTCCATCGATAGCAAACTCCCATTCTCTCTTTGGCCTAAAACCTACAGTGTCTCCTGGGTTAATTCCTAGCGCTTCTAAGGAGCTATTACCTATTTTTAATATACCAATAAGCTTTTTAGTTTTATCAGTGCTAAATTTGTCATTATTTTTTATTGGTTGAACAAAGCAACTATCATTAAATGACTTCCATTTGTTGTCTTTTTTATATAAAAAAACTTGATCTGGTTGAGCAAAATACAAATTATCTTTAAAATATTTAGCACTATTACGTTCATTACCTTTTATATCATACCATCTTCTAAATATATTATGATGAACAATTATAACATCACCTACATTTATAAATGTTTTATAAGCCAAAGGCGTAGAAACAACAATAGCTTTTCTACTAATGTTAACAAAATCATCAATTTTAGTGTTAACTATTAAAGATTTATTACCTACTTTTATTTCATTGTCGTACCTTTTATTGTAAGGTTTGACTATAAAATTAAATACACTCTTCATTTAATATTGTAAATCGTATTCTACTGATATAGCCATGTTAGAATTAAATTTTTTCCATGGTAATATTTCTGAATTTTTTTTAATAAAAATATTATAAGATTTGTCTTGCTCGTCTAATAGTATATGAGAAATTTCATGCCCACCGTATACTTGTTGACCAACAGAATAATGCATCGCGTCATTTTTATAATCTGACCCGATGCTTATCTTTCTAATATTACTTCTTGTCATCTTCTGGAATCTCTGAGATTTCTCCAGTTTTTAAGTCGACTTGTACTTTACCAAATTCTTTTTCTAGTTCTGATTTAAAGTCTTCAATAAGAGTATTGTTTGCTTTAAACTGCTCT